TCTTTATTAGATCCTGCGGTTGGTGCATCCAACTATCAGGCACCAGGTGCAGACCGTTATCTCATTACATTAACACTTGAAAGTCGTCCACTTACATTTGGTGACGATGATAACTTTATTGAGTTGGTTCGTTGTGAAGATGGAAACATTGCCAAGTTGGTAGATGGTTCAGTATATAATGTTATTGACGACTACTTTGCAAAACGTGACTATGAAACTAATGGTGACTATGTTGTTTCAGACTTCAAATTAACTCCAAAAACTAATGCTAATCCAGACCTCTACACAATGTCTATTGGCAAAGGTCTTGCATATGTTCACGGTTATCGTTTAGAGAACCAAGCAAGTATTGATTTGGTTTCCAATCGTGCAAGAACAACAGAAACACAAAACAACAATCCAGTATTCATTGACTTTGGTTCTTTTTTATATGTTGATAATGTCAATGGTGCAAATGGTTCATTCTTTGACACAACAACTTACGGTACTGTAGATTTACATTGTGTATCTAAGTCTAATGTATTTACTGCAAATGCAGCCACATATAGTTCTACTGTTGTTGCAAGTGCAAATGTTCGTGCAATGATTTACGATACATCATCAGGCTCTGGTGCAAACACTTATGTTTACAAAGCCTATATTGCAGACATTCAAAACAAAACACAAAGTAATAATGCCGTTTCTGCAACCGGTTCAACAATTACTTTCCCATCTTACTTCTCACAAGTTGATAATGCATATGCAGGAGTAAACATTTCTATTACTGGTGGTACTGATGCTGGTGACTTTAGAACAATCACTTCATATGTTGGTGCAACAAGAACTGCAACAGTTAATCAAAACTGGACAGTTACACCAGATACAACTTCTGTGTTTGCATTGAACTTTGATACTAAAGATATTGAGTGCATGGTTTCTGCAACAAAGACATCTTACCCAGCAACACTCAATGCTTATGCATCAATCAATGTTCAAGGTCGTGTAGGTAATATTGCAACAGGCGATACAGTTCTACAGAACCCAACAATTCCAGAATTGGTATTCAATGTTGGTAGTCCATATGTTGCAACATTAACAGATACTTCATTCACAACACAACAAGAATGGCGTTCTATCTCCTTCACCTCAACAGGTGGTGGTGTGGCTGCAACTCTGCCATACACAGGCGATTACAACAATGTTATTCGTCATCTAGGAACACCAAGTTCTACTCTGTCTGCTGATGTAGTTAAAGAAAACTATCAGATTATTGTTACATCTAAGGGTTCATCTTCATTAAACGTTGGTGATAATGTTCCTTGGACAACTGCTGGTCGTTCTATCACTTTAGATTCAACAGGCGCAACTGCAACACTTACTGCAACTGATGCTGGTGGTACATTTACTGCTACCATTTTGGCAAAAGTATTCGTTGAAAATGGTCAAGATACTAACCACATTTTACGCAACAAGTATTTGATTCAGGCTAACACAACACTAATCAATTCAAGTAATACTGCCGTTGCAACATATACCTTTGTTGATGATACTTCATTGACTTCTACAGGTCAAGTTTATATTCAAAATTCTGGTTTGGTAACTCCAGGTCAAAAACAATCTTTGTATCTTTCCGATGTAAAACAAATTGTTAAGATTATTGATACAGGTTCTACATCAGCACAGGCAACTGTTGCTATGTTAAGTAATCCTGCATACGATATTACTAGCCACTATCTATTTGATAATGGTCAGCGTGATGCATACTATGACCATGCAGGTATCACTTTGAAACCTGGTTATTCACAACCTGTAGGTAATATTCTTGTATTGGTAGATTACTATCAACATACAGGCGGTGATGGTTACTTCAGTATTCAATCTTATACTAACGAAGATTACCAAGAAATTCCACAATATGTTTCTTCTGGTGGTACAGTATATGCACTCAGAGATACTATTGATTTCCGTCCTTCAAGATTAAACGCAACCACAACTTTTGAGTTCCGTTATTCTAACTCAGCTACTAACAAAGGTATTTTCTTACCTGTAGACTTAACTACATTTGTTGGTGATTACTCATACTACTTGGGTCGTAAAGATAAGTTAGTATTAAGTAAAGATAGAAGCTTCCAGATTGTAGAAGGAACACCTTCACTCAATCCAATCTTCCCTTCTGAACCAGATGGTTCATTAGTTGTAGCTAATTTAATTCATACTCCATATACAGGTTATATTCCAACTGAGGCTCCTCCTGGAGTTGTTTCAGACCTGTCTATTGAGAAAGTTAAACATAAGCGTTACACAATGCAAGACATTGCTGGTCTTGAGAATCGTATCAATCAAGTTGAATATTATACATCATTAAGTTTGTTAGAACAAAAAGCAAGTTCATTACAAATTTCTGACTCACTTGGTTTGAATCGTTTCAAAAATGGTATTTTAGTTGATGACTTTAGTTCTTATGCGACTGCTGATACATTGAATCCTGATTATTCAGCAACAATCAATCGCAGAACAAGAGTTATGACTGCCACTCAGAATGTTCGTAACTTCCCAATGAAGTCGTTGGCAACTGCATACAACATGGGTGCCACATCAGCTACAACAGCGGCAGGTTTAGGATATGCAATTAAGTCCGATGGTTTCATCAACTACTTCTCATTGCCATATGCAACTTCAAATGTAATTTCACAGAAGTTTGCTTCACGCACAGTTAACGTAAACCCATTCTCTTTTGCAACTCGTCAAGGTGTTATAACATTATCACCAAACGTAGACAATTGGGTTGATACAAACTATGCACCAGCCTTGTTGATTACTGATCCTAATTTACAAGTATTCCAATCAAACCAAGGCAACATCAACGTATTGACCGCAGGTGATTGGCAGACTGTTTCTGGTACATCTACATCTACAAATCGTAATGTTATTGGTCACGGTATTAATCCAAGTCCATTTGGATTTATTGGATATTCTGAAACACAAACATATACAACTCAAAATCAAGTTCAGAGTTCTGTTCTTGGACCATACGATCAAATTGGTAACACATACTCATTGAACAATGGTTACATTACAGATATCTCTATATTACCATACATTCGTCCACAACAAGTAGTTGTTCGTGCAGATGGATTATTGTTTAATACAGGTGTGTATCCAAGATTTGATAATATCGATGTTACAAATTATGTTCGTAAGACAAACATTATTGAATTGTCTAGTGTGACTGGAACATTCAATAGAGATGATGTTATTGGTTATTATAGTGCTGGTGTATTCTATCCAACTGCTCGTGTTGTCGGTTCTTATGTTTACCCAGGAACTACAAATGTAAGATTGTATGTTGCAGCTGATGGAACATCTACACAGTATACAAACAATGCATACATTCAAAACGGTTTCTATAACACATCTGGTGTATACCAAAGCACAACCGCTACAGGTACATTAGTTTCTACTTCTCACGTTGGTGGTAGAGTTGTATCTGCACAGACATCTACAAAACTGGTTCTGTCTGGTTTAGCATCTACAACAAATGATTACTACACAGGCAATACAATTTACATCAATGCTGGAACTGGTGCAGGAGCTTCTGCAACTATTTCAACATACTATGGTGCAAATCAAACTGCTGTGTTAGCATCTTCTGTGTCTGCTGCCAATGGTGATGTATACTCTATCGGTACATTCAAGACCAATGAATCTGGTTCTTTCTACGGTATCTTCAATTTACCAAGTAATACATTCCATACAGGTCAGCGTGTATTGAATATCAGCAACAGTATTAATGGTAATCTAGATTCTGCAACAACATATGCAGAAGGCACTTACTACGCAGAAGGATTACAAGCAACATCACAACAAGTTGATTTTGGTGCTTCTCCATCTGGTGCAAAAGGAACATTTACTGCAACTCAGTATGCTAATACAACAAGTATTACTACAACATACAGTCCATGGGATCCTGTTGCACAAACATTTATCATCTCAAAAGACAACTATCCAAATGGTATCTTCTTGAATGATATTAAATTATACTTCAAGACTAAACCTACAAACGATAGTTCACCTGTAACATTGTCTATTGTTGGTACATTGAATGGTTATCCAAACGGTGATACTTTAGATAACTCTATTGTTACATTGACTCCAGACCAAGTGGTTGTATCTGATGCACCACAATATTTGGATCCAACTGCCTATACACAATTTACATTTAATGCACCAATCTACATCCAACCTGGTATTTTATATTCATTCATTGTTAAGTCTAACAGTAACGAATATGTAATGTGGACTGCGGCTGCTGGTGATACTGCTTTGGCATCTTCTGTTAAGAACAATCCAACAGATGCAACACCATCTATTGTTACTAAGATTGGTTCTGCTCCATCAGTTGGTGCTTTGTTCATCTCACAAAATGCACAAACATGGACTGCTGACCAAAATCAATCTCTAATGTTTATTATTGACCGTTGTGTGTTTGATACAACTGCAAGTCCAACAATTCAATTTGTTGTGCCTAAGAAATTACCACAAAGAACATTGATTGACCAATCTATTGATTATTTCATAAATGCAAACTCTGTATCTACATCAATTGATTCATTGGCAAACACAGACATTTATGTTGATGCGTTCAATATTACTACAACAGACTTAATACCAACAACAACCAACATTAACTACTCATACAACGCAACATTAGTTGGTGGTGCAGCTGCGGGTGTTACAAGTATCAGTCCAGGTAAATTTGGTACAAGTGCTTCAGACAACATCTATTTGAATGATGGAAAAGGTGAACGTGTTCTTGTTTCTAACTCTACCACATCACTCTCTGTATTTGCAGGGTTATCATCAACAGACTCAGCTGTAAGTCCTGTTATCTCTGATGCTGGATTATCTTCTTATGTAATTACATGGAACATCAATAACTGTGAATTGTCTAACAGTTTAATCTCGGTCACCAATGGTGGTTCTGGTTACAATACTGCATTGACATCTGTAACAGTATCAGCACCAACAGGTGATGGTGGTGTTCAAGCAACTGCTGTAGCAAACGTTGTATCTGGTGTAGTTAAGAATATTTACTTTACTAATGTAGGTTCTGGTTATATCACCACACCAACATTAAGTATTGCTGATGCTAACTCATCTCCAGGTACTGGTGCAACTGCAATTGTTGCTGGTGAAACATCTAAGTCTGGTGGTCCTGCAACATCTAAGTATCTAACTAAGAAAGTTGTATTGGATGCTGGATTTGATTCTGGTGATTTGAATGTTTATATTACTGCATATCGTCCAGTCAATACAAATATTTTGGTATACTATAAG